TCCTACTGATCCAAAAAAAGCAGATGAATTTATCGGTCGGTGGAGAGCATGCCAAGATTTAGCATTAAAAGATGTTCAAAGGAATAATTTAACTATGGAAAAAAACATTGATGATATAATTGATATTTTAACGATTAAACATTTTAAAGCGATTAGGAGGTCCTTATGTTTATAGAAGAAAACTCAACACCAAGCGAAAAGTTAAAAGCATGGTATTTATTTACAGATGATTTTGTGGCAGGCACTCAACATCTATCCCCTTTAGCAGTAGGAATTTATGTGCGATTATTGTGTTGGAATTGGAATAAAAAATGCAAAGGTATTCCAGATAATGCAGAAATAATAAATCGTATTGCCGGAACTCGTTCTAATGAAGAGCAAGAAATATGCGGACAAGTTATCAATGAATTTTTTGTTCATATAGTTGACGCAGATAATATTGAAAATAATAAATGGCAAAATGCTCGTCAGTTAAAAGAATGGCTGTATATTAATAATCGTATTGCTAATGCTAGGGAAAATGGCAAAAAAGGTGGTCGTCCAAAAAACCCAGCCAATACCCCCCTACCCCTAACCCCAACCTCTACCAAAAAGAATATAGAGGAATTTGAAAAAGAAATATGGGGCAAAGTTAAACTTAAAAAAGGAAGTAAGGTAAAAGCATTTGAAAAATGGTTATCTAAAAAAGATAAAACTACAAATAATATTATTGTAGAAAAATATAATGCTTTAATATCTAAAACTGATGATTCCACTTTTATACCTCATTTAGCTACATGGCTTTATGGCGAAAGGTGGGAAGAAGATATAACAGCTGATAAACCAGAAAATGATAATTTTGGATTAGCAGTTCGTGATCCTTATAGAAATTTAAGTTTTTGGAAAAAAGGTCGTAGAATGCCACAAGATATTGATAGTGATATTATGAAAAAATTTCATGAAGATGAAATACCATACAAATCAATGATTAATATGGGCTTTAGCGAATCTCAATTAAAATAATTTATATTTTTTTATTTTTCTATATTGTGTCTTTGTGACTGATAAAGAAAAACAGATTGCTAATTTTTTAAAAATTTATTTTGTAGCAGAAGATGATTACAATTCATTTTCTGCTTTTATACAAGTACAAGGTTTCAAAACTGAAGCAGATGCTAAATTATATTTGGCAAATCAAGAGAAATGTGATACTTCACACATACTAAGTACAAATGATAAAATAACATTTCATTAATGCAACTTTTAGAAATAGAAAAAATAATTCCGTACGCAAGAAACCCTAGAAAAAATCAAGATATAGATAAGGTTGCTTCGTCAATAAAAGAATATGGCTTTCAACAGCCATTGGTACTTGATAAAGATAATATTATTATAGTCGGTCATACAAGATTTTCGGCTGCAAAAAAACTTGGATTAAAAAAAATACCATGTTTAATTGCTGATAAACTTACTAATGCCCAAGTAAAAGCATATAGAATTGCTGATAATAGGGTTGCTGAAGAATCTAAATGGGATAATGAACTTTTAAATTTAGAATTAATTGAATTACAAAAAGATAATATAGATCTAGAAAATTTAGGTTTTGAAAGTGCAGAGTTAGAAAAAATATTTGCAAATGATGATCCTTTATTTGTAGCACCACAACAGGCGGAAACACAAGAAACACCACAAGAAATTGAGGATTTTATTCCAAGCCAAGTTCGTATGATACAATTATTTTTAAATTCAGAAAGTGAGCCTAAATTTAAAGAAATGATAAATTCCTTACAAGATCGCTATAATACTGATAATTTAACAGATACAGTTTATAAAGCGATTGAAAATGAAAACAATAACAGTACAAAATAAATTAACAGAAGAACAAATAAAACAAATCAAGGGTAAATTTCTTGATGAAAGTTATTTAAAATACCCCATAATAAATACTGATACCATTGTTAAAAATGAACAAGGGGAAACAGTAATGATTTTTTTAAAAAACTGTATTCCTAGTGATATCGCTTTTGAAGCATTTAAAGTTTTTAGAAAAGCAGTAGCAGTAAGTAATAATAGAGGTCAAGCCGCAGGTCCTATACCAGAACATATAAAAACAGGCGATAAACTTGACGGACTAACAGTAGGAAAAGTTCAAGGTAATAGATTCTGGCCACTTAGAAAAGACGGAACACTATCAAACTCTCCAAAAGCTAGAGCAGTACATAGTTCTATAATTGGTTATGCTGATAGATATGCGAGAATACCTTATTGTAGTACAACAGAATACACACAAAAATTTTTTGATGATTATAAAAAAACTTTGCCATACATTCGTTTTATAGCAAAAAAATTTAAAGAATATATGCCAGAACGATATGAAGCACAGATGAAAGCATATAATCAAACGCACCCAGATTTTAAAATAAAAGGGACACCATTTACAACAGTTACTTTGAATAAAAATTTTAGAACAGCCGCACATTACGACGCAGGAGATATACCAGAGGGTTTCGGTAATTTAGGTGTCTTAGAAGCAGGAGAATATTCTGGTGCTTATACTTTAATGCCTAAATATGGGATTGGTGTTGATGTTCGTAGTTGTGATTTAGCATTATTTGATGTTCATGAATTACATGGCAATACAGAATTAAAAAGAATTGGTAATGCTGAAAGAGTTTCAGTCGTATGTTACTTCCGTAAGAAAATGGTTAATTGTGGCAGTGCTAAAGAGGAATTAGAAAGGGTAAAATATGCAAAATAAATTTATCAATATTTATGAAAAAAATATATGGGGAGAAGGATCAGGTGCGGGTAGTTCTTTTAACTATAATAAAAAATATATTACATTTTTGCAGGAATTTTTTTTAAAAAATAACATAAAAACAGTTTTAGATATAGGATGTGGTGATTGGCAATTTAGTCAATATATTAATTTTAATAATATAAAATATAGAGGTATAGATATTGTTCCTTCAGTAATTGATAATAATAATAAATTTATTGCAGATAATATAGATTTTATATGTGGAGATATTACTGATTATAATCAATTAAAACCATATACAAATGTTGATTTAATTTTAATAAAAGATGTTCTTCAACATTGGGATAATAATCAAATTGAAAATTTTTTAAAAAACATAACTAAAAGTGATGCAAAGTTTATATTGTTTACGAGTGCTTATAAGCATTTTAGAGATAAAAATAAAAACAATAAAGAGAGAAATATTGAAAATAAATATTCTTTCGCACCACTTGATTTAATGAATGATAAATTCAAACATTACAATTTTAAAAAAGTTTTAAAATATAAATATAAAGAAGTGATTTTATGGCAAAAATAGCATTATTTTATTTAGCTAAACCAAAATATGGTGGTTGGGTGACTTTTACATCACATTTATACAGATCATTCGTTAAATTGAATATACCTGTTTATTTATTTAAAATCAGTAACAAGACTGAATCTAAACAAAGACATTTTAACGATAATATATTTTATCAAAATGTTGATTTGCCAACAGCTTTAAATATTAGTCAAGAATTTAAGAGTATTATTACAGCTACTGATAAAACTTTTCATGAATGTACTGATCGTTTACTAAAAAATAAATCTAATTTAATAATTCATGATCCAACAGAAATGAAGGGGCATCTATTAGAATCAGTAAAAAATTATAACACGATGCCTATTACTATCAGAGCTATTAATGTAGGTAATTTAAGAGATTTAGGAATAGTATCATTTTTTATTAAACACCCTTACATACCCTATAATAAACGAAAAGAGGAAAAAACTAATTTAGCAGTTGCAACATCTAGAATTGATTTTGATAAACATACTGATATCATAATAAAAGCAAATCAAAATTTAAAAGAAAAAATAAAAATATATGGTGCTGAAAATCGTTTATATACTTTTCATAAACTAGATAAAATAGACGATAAGTGGCGGAAAAATTATTATGGCACTTTTTCAAATCAAATAGGTGGTGTTTTTAATATTTTAAATAAATCAAAATACATGATTGATATGTCAGCTATCAAAAAAGATGGAGGAGGAAGCCAATATACTTTTTTAGAAGGTTGGGATTCTAGATGTATAATTATTTTAAATAAAAAATGGGATATAGGCACAGGCAATATAATGGAACATAATAAAAATTGTTTGTTCGTTGAAAATGAAATTGAATTAAAAAATATATTAGAGGGAGAAAACAATTATGAATCTTTAATTAATCAAGGTTTAATAGATTTACAAAGTTTTAATGGAGAAAAAATAGCAAAGGAATATTTAAAATTGATATGAGTGAAAAAGTCAAAAATGCAGTAGGAAGACCTAAAAAAGAGATACCTTATACATTAGAAGATGTTGAAAAATTGGCTACAATGCAGTGTACTAGAGAAGAAATCGCTAATTTTTGTGGGGTGTCTGTAAGCACTTTAAAACGTAATTTTGACCCCCCTATAAAAAAGGGATGGGATAAGGGCAAAAGGAGTTTACGAAGAGCCATGTTTGATAAAGCTATGAGAGGTAATACAACTATGTTGATATGGCTTTCTAAGAATTATCTAGGTATGAAAGACAAAGTTGAAACATCAGAAGAATCAGAGCCATTGCCTTGGTCTGATTAATGCCTTTAACTAGACCTCAACAAACAGTAATCCAATCACAAGCTAGATTTAGAATATTAATATCTGGTCGTAGATTTGGTAAAACTTATTTAGCTATTAATGAGTTGGCTAGATTTGCAAGATTCCCAAATAAAAAAGTTTGGTATGTCGCTCCTACATATCGTCAAGCTAAAGGCATATGTTGGGTTGAGTTAAAAGATAGATTACAAAAACACAGGTGGATTAAAGATATAAATAATAGTGATTTAACTGTTACATTGCGTAATAACTCACGGATATCTTTACGAGGTGCAGATAACGAACAAAGTTTGCGTGGTGTCGGTTTAGATTTTTTATGTATTGATGAGTTTGCTGATATAAGTCCAAACGCATGGTACGAAGTTTTAAGACCTACATTATCTGATACGCAAGGGCATGCTATATTTTGTGGCACTCCAAGAGGGTTTGGTAATTGGGCTTATGATTTGTATGTCAAAGGTCAAAGCGATAAAGATTGGGAAAGTTTTAAGTACACGACATTAGAAGGCGAACAAGTTCCGCAAGAAGAAATAGAACAGGCTTCATCAGATCTTGATGAAAGAACATTCCAACAGGAATATATGGCTAGTTTTGTTAATTATTCTGGTATGATCTATTATAATTTTGATAGAAAATTACATTTGAGAGAAAAATATATAACAGATTATAGTGTTGTGCATATTGGATTAGATTTCAATGTTGATCCAATGGCAGGTGTTGTTTGCGTTGTAGAAAATGATAAGATAGTTGTAATTGATGAGATTCAAATATGGAGTAGTAATACAAATGAAATGTGCGAAGAAATAAAAAACAGATATAAATGCAAAATAAAAATTTATCCAGATCCTAGTGCGAGACAAAGAAAAACATCTGCTGGTGGTATGACTGATATTGCAATATTGAAAAACGCAGGCTTTGATGTATTTTCTAGAAACAGTGCGCCATTAGTTCGTGATAGAATTAATGCAGTAAATGCAAAATTAAAAAATGCAAAAGGTATTAGTTCGTTGTCTATTGTAAATACTTGTAAAAATGTGATAAAAAGCATAGAAAGACAAATATACAAAGAGGGAACTCATGTGCCAGATAAAGATAGTGGTTACGACCATTTTAACGATGCACTGGGTTATATGATAGAATATAATTTTCCTTTGCGTAGAGATTTTAAACCGAGTAGTCCTCGTAGGTGGAGTTAATGGCTGAGTATAACAGAGATTTTTTAACAGCAAAACATGATTTGTATGAAGATAACATACTTAATTGGGAATTCCATATCCGTAGTTTTTTAGGTGGTAATGATTATAAAAATGGCTACAATTTACATAGATACATTTTAGAAACACCAGAAGAATACGATCAACGCATAAGGCATACTCCTGTTGATAATCATTGTCGTAATGTTGTGCAAATATATTCAAGTTTTTTATGGAGAGTGCCACCAACTCGTGATTACGGAAAATTAACAGGCGATCCACAATTAGAAGCATTTATTGAAGATGCTGACTTAGACGGAAGAAGTTTTAATAATGTAATGAGAGAAATGCAAATTAATGCAAGTATTTATGGTAACTGTTGGGCAATAATAGATAAACCACAAGTCAACACAAAAACGAGAGCCGAAGAATTAGAACAAGATATAAGACCATATATTTCTATTTACACTCCAGAGAATGTTGTTAATTGGCATTATTCAAGAGCTCCTAGTGGTAGATTTTATTTAGATTTATTAGTTATATTAGAAGATGTTAATCAAGAAAGAGCGATAGTAAAAGTATTTACAGAAGAAGATATATGTACCTATGAAGTAAAAGATTACTTAAAAGATTTTTCTAATAAAGAAGTTAAGTTGTTAGACGAAGTTATTAATCCTCTTGGTAAAATTCCTGCAATTAATTTATATAATCAACGATCACATAAAAGACCAATAGGCATAAGTGATTTGTCAGATGTTGCAGAATTACAACAGTCTATCTACAATGATTATTCAGAAAAAGAACAATTAATTAGATTAGCAAACCACCCTTCATTAGTTAAAACTCCAAATGTAAATGCTTCTGCGGGTGCAGGCTCAATTATTGAAATGCCAGAAGATATGGAGCCTAACTTAAAACCATACATAATCCAACCATCAGGGCAAAATTTAGATGGAATAATGAAAAGCATACAAACAAAAATACAAGCTATTGATAGAATAACACATATGGGCAGTGTTCGTGCTACTAGTGGCCAGATAGCAAGTGGTATCGCATTACAAACTGAGTTCCAATTATTAAATGCAAGATTAAGTGAAAAAGCAGATCATTTAGAAAATGCAGAAGAATCAATTTGGAATTGTTTTGCTATGTGGCAAAATCAAACATGGGACGGTAAAATAGAATATCCAGATTCATTTGATATAAGAGATTGGGCAAGTGATATTCAGTTGTTACAGATTGCAAAAGCAAGTGGTGTTAAATCTGAAACTTTCACAAAAGAAATAGATAAACAAATAGTATCAGCAGTTATTGATGATGATGAATCTATAAATACAATTAATAACGAAATAGATAGTAGTACAAGTGCTATTGGCAGTTTCTCTACTCCAAGTATTGAGGGACAAGAAACGCAAGAAGAATAATGGCTAAATATAAAGGCAGAACAGTCAAGCTAAATAAAATTATGCGTGGCGATGTTAAAAAATTTAAAGTTTTCGTTAAAGATAAATCAACAGGAAATATAAAAAAAGTTAATTTCGGCAGTAAAACTATGAGTATAAAAAAACATATTCCTGCGAGAAAAAGATCATTTATGGCACGCATGGGCGGAGTGTTAAAAAAAGTTAAAGGGCAAAAAACACTTAGTCCTGCTTACTGGGCAATAAGAAGTTGGCGATAACGGATATGTATGAGCAGACAAGAAATATTAGAACAATTAGCTGATCAACACGAAGCACAATTAAAAAGCACATTACGAGATTTAGAAGAAGAAATACTAAGTAGTATTTCAAGAGCGACAGGTGGTAGTGAATTAATAGATACACGAATAGCAATAGAACTACGCAAAGATATTAAAAGGCATTTACAAGAAACATATTTATTTGTTTCTGATAGGTTAGTCAGAGATTATGATAAAGTTGTAAACGAATTTATAAAAGAGTTTGGTGCTTTAAAAATACCAGATAAATTTAAATCATTAACGAAAATAGATTTAGAAACTATTACTGCATTAAAATATCAAGCATTTAGTGGCTTTGAAGATTTGGCGAACAGATATCTAAGTGAAATATCTGGCAATGTTTATGCAAACGCAATCGCAGGTCGCCCATTTAAAGATATGGTTAAAGATATACGAGGGAAAATAACAGGCGAGGTAGATGTTAGAGGTAGATCAATGTCAGCCTACGCAGGACAAATAGCACATGATAGTGTTATGCAATTTGATGGACAATTTACAGTTTACAAAGCAAAAGAATCTGGTTTAAAAAATTATAAATACACAGGTACTTTAGTTACAGATAGCAGACCATTTTGTAAAACACATGTAGGTAAAACTTATTCTGAATCTGAAATTAGAAGTATTTGGAGTTCTAATTGGGCAGGCAAATCTAGTGGCGATCCATTTGTAGTAAGAGGTGGTTATCGTTGCCGCCATACTTGGTTGCCTGTTGATAAAGATTGGGATATAAACGATATAACATAAGGAGTTAAACTATGGCTGACGAGCAAAACAATACTGTTATGGAAACTGCACCAGAAACTAATGCAGAAGAAACTAAAGTTGAAGAAAATACAGTAGCTGAAACTACTTATACTGAACAGCAAATGCAAGATGCTATTAGAACTAGGATAGGTAAAGAGCGAGAAAAAATATTTAAAAAATTAGGTACAGAAGATTTAGATAGTGCTGTTAATGCAATTAAACAAAAAGAACAATTTGAATTAGATGAAAAGAAAAAAAGAGGAGAGTTTGATGAGATAATGAAACAACAAGCTGAAAAATCTAATGCAGAAATAACTAATTTAAAAAATGAATTACAAAAAATAAAAATTAATGACAGTTTATTATCAAGTGCAAGTAAACATAAGGCTAATGTTCCAGATCAAGTTGTGCAATTATTAAAATCAAATGTGCAATTAAATGACAATGGAGCAGTAGAAATACTTGAAAATAATAATCAACCTCGTTATAACAAAAAGGGAGAACTCATGACTGTTGATGAATATGTTGAAGAGTTCTTAACACAAAATCCGCACTTCCAAAGCGCAACTCCTAGTGGGTCTGGAAGTCAAGGTAATGTGGCTCGGGTATCCGCCAAAGCCTTTAATATTGGTGACTTAGATATGACAAATCCTGAAGATAGGAAGCGATATGCTGAATATAAAAAGGAAAGGGATAGTAAACCCACTGTCATAAATTTAACCTAAAATTAGAGGAGATTAGCTATGGCTGATGAAACTACAAGTAGCACGGTCTCGGAACTATATACCGAGATTATTGCTGAAGCTATGTTTGTCGTTCAAGAGAAATCTATAATGAGAAATCTAGTGAAAAATTAT